CTAATAACCAAGAACGAGTAGACTCGTTCTCTAAATACTTGCAAGGCACTTTTGGAGGCAAATTAAGAAAAAATAATCATGGCTAAAAACGATATCAGCTCAGTATATATCGAGGTCGTTGTAAATGCAGACGGCACCGTAAAGCCTATGAGTGCCGCTCAAAAGGCTTTCTTTAATTTCAGGAAAGAAACCTCAAAGCATCGTGGGTTAGGAAAATCAATAGCCGCTGACATGGGTAAAATGGCTGTTGGGCTTTTTGGTGTTCATAAGGCTATCCAGTTGGCAAGTTCTGCAACCAGAACTTTCTTCCGTGATGTAAGTGCATTTCAGCGAATGTCAGTTGAATTGAAGGTTGCAACGGGATCTGCACTTAAGGGAGAACGGGCGTTCGCTCAACTTCAACAGGTTGCAAAGGTATTGCCGACATCTTTGCAAGATCTCACGACCGGATTTGTTCGCCTTAAGAACATGGGGCTTGATGCATCGAATAATTCATTAATTTCTTTTTCAAATACAGCTGCGGCAATGGGCAAGAGCCTTAAGCAGTTCGTCGAAGCCGTGGCAGATGCAAACACAAGAGAGTTTGAGCGTTTAAAGGAATTCGGTATTTTGGCCCGAAACCAGGGAGCGACTATTCGTGTAACTTTCCGAGGCATGACCAAGGATATCGAAAACAGCTCTAAAGACATTGTCGGATATCTTACAGACATAGGTAATACTGAATTCGCTGGTGCGGCCACAGAGCAGATAGGCACCTTGTCATCCAGAATGACTAAGCTTAAAGATGCTCTCTTTAATTTCAACGTAGAGCTGGGCAAAACTAGTGAAGGTTTCATGGGGGAAACAATCGCCTCCGTGACTAGTAAGTTTGAAGAACTTACTACAATGATGCAAGGCCGTGACATATTTGATTCAATAGTAGATCCGTTTATTAAAGGAAATGTTTCGTTAGAAGAATTCCAAGAAAATCTAAGTAATCTCGCCACTAAAGACATAGATGGTCTTAAAAGTATTAGAGGCAGGCTAGAAAAGATTCTTGGTCCATTTAAGTATGATGAGACCCCATTTGAGACTTTCTATCGCATGTTCGACCTTGGAACGGGTGGGCAAGCAACTCTAGATGCAAGAAATAACAGGGCTAAACAGGCATTAAAAGAAATGTCTAGATCTAGTCAGATTTTGGCTAAAACCTCGGTAGAGGAAGCCGATGCCGCAGAGAAGAAAGCCAAGGCTGATCAAGATTCCACAGACGCGGATGCAAAAAAACAAAGCTTTTTATTGGCTAGGAAAAAGTTTTCTGAACTAGATGTAGAACTAAGTCTTCAAGAAGCTATACAGGCAAGAGACTTAAACACGTTAGAGACTCACAGATTAAGGCTGCTTGAACAACAAGCAAAATTGGCTCAAGATCGGGCTAATCAAGAGGGGGTTGGGGTTTTCTCTCCCGAGGCTATGGATAACACTGTAAAGAGTATCGGTGAAAATCAGAAAGCCCTATCTAGCCTAAACTCTTTAATAAAAGAAATTAACGAAGAACAGTCTCAAGCCGAAAAAGATTTAGCTCACGACAGAGCGATGTATTTTGCAGAAATTGACCTGGCTCAAAGAAAAATTACGGCTTGGCAGCAAAAAAATGCTCGGGAAAAAAGCCTTCAGCTTGATCTTGAGCAAGCTAAAGCTAGAATGATTCATGATGTTGAGCTAGAGAATCTCTTGGCCACCGCTGAAGGCATACAGTTGAGGGACGCATTAATATATAAGCAGACATTATTAAACCAAAAACTAGAGGAGGCACGCAAATCATTCAAAGGAGCTTTGAATAAAGAACAAGCAGCCGAGTTTGCTGAACAAATATCGGGGATTCTTTCTGAACTTGCTTCAGTAAATCAAGAAGCTGAAGACCTAGATAATAATGTTTCTTCGTTTGGCAAACAAATGCAGCAAACATTTGACGACATAAAGGAAGGTATTGCTGATGCCATTGTAGAAGGAGAAAACTTCAAAGGAGTTCTGGCATCTATACTAAAGCAGATCGCAAAAACGTCAATTATTGGAGCGTTAACAGGTGCTTTCCCGGGTCTTGGAACTCCATTAAAAACAGCGTTCAACGGAGGTCCGGTAACAGCGAACAGGCCGTTCCTAGTGGGCGAGCGTGGCCCAGAGCTTTTTGTTCCTTCTAACAGTGGGTCCATAACTCCTAATCATAGGACAGGTGGGGGAGCCAGAACCGTAAACGTAGTAAACAATTTTTCTATCGATGGCGGGGACAAGCGAGAAATGCAGCAAATGATTGCCTCTTCAGTGTCAGCTTCGGTGGGTTTAGCAGTAAATAAAATGCAAGATAATAAAAGAAGGGGAATCAGATAATGCCTACCATACCAGTATCCAATGCTCTTTATACGGGACCGCAGTTTAGCTCGTTTAACGTAACTAGGACTAAAAGCACTCCTACTACTGTCAGCCCTTTTTCGGGAGACTTGCAGGTATATGAATGGGTCGGCTCGGAAAAGTTTCAATGGACCGGACAACTCCCACCAGTAAGTTCACTAAGCGACAAGGAAGATTGGATAGAGTTTTTGTTAGACATGGAGGGAATGAGTGAAACATTTACGTTTGACCTAAACTCGGTAACTAACAAACTGTATAAATACGCTCCACTTCCATCCAGCACCAGCCACACTCTACCCACTACCTGGAGGCTTGCTGAACCGATTGTAGGCTGGTCAATAGATATTAACGGTCTCCTAGTAGGCGTTCAAATAAAAGCAATAGAACCTTAAAACTATGTCTCGGAACTTAGAGTCAACCATGAGTTCAAACCTGGCTTCTACGGGGTTTAAGCCAGCATTCTTTGTAAAATTTGAATTCGATTATACTACCACTCCTGGAGATAGTGATTTGCGATTATGGACGGGTTCTGGAACAATATCATATAATTCTGAAAATTATATAGGCTTGGGGAATCTAGTAAACCTAGAGATGCCAGCGGAAAGCCAAGATGGGTCTGCACAGGCGGTAACATTTACTCTCTCTGGATTGCCTTCGACAAATATAAGCCTTGCCATGACCGAGCAATATCAGAATAGGCCAGTTACTTGTTGGTTTGCCACTATGTCAAATGCAACGACTATTAGCGGCACTCCCTACAAGATATTTGAAGGACTTATCGACGTAATGGAGGTTTCGGACAATGGTCAGACTGCTTCTATATCTGTTAAGACAGAAGGTTTTGCTTATGGAGTTGGGCCATGTTCGGCTAGAAGGACCGAGCAGGATCAGAAAGAAAGATATCCTGGAACTGGACAATATGATCCAGCCGATAGATCGCTTCGTTTTGTTGCCGACCTGGCTGAGAAGGAGTTTCGTTGGGGAATAAAAGCTTGATGTTTAATTGGTCGAATAATTGTGGTCATCAAGCAATTGACTTTTTAAAAGACACCAGGGGAATAAGCTTGGGCGAAGAATTTACATGCATAGACAGTCCTTATAAGGCATGTCGATTGATACGGCCATACGGATCTATATCGGCTTTTCTTAGCTCAATATCTTACTTAGATCAGATAGAAGTAAAAAAAGCCCGTATAGGCGATCTAATGGTCTTTGATTGGGGCAAGGGAATGCTTCACTTTTCACTAGCTATAAACTCAGACGGGATAACCTCAATTGGCCCTTGTGAGAATGGAAACTTATTTTTTAAAACACTAGAAGCCTCATCGGCATTTAAGATATGGCAGGACCAGTAGCAACATTTTTAACAAGTACATTTGGCTCGACGGCTGCTAAAGCCGCTTTAGCTTCGGCAGCTAAAACTATCCCACTTTGGGCCAGTGTAACTGCACATGTAATAGTAGCCGGAGCGACTATGGTCGGTTCTGCTCTACTTGCTCCAAAGAACAGGTTTGGCCAAGGCAATGACAGGAACTCTTTAACAGTTCGCGGAGCCAACAGTCTTGGATCTACAACAAACAGACAATACATATACGGCGAAATCAAAGTTGGTGGAACCATTGTTTATATGGGCACCAGTGATTTTGATTCTGGTGTAACAGGGAATGACAATAGATATCTTCACATGGCACTTGTGCATTGTGATCATGAAACCGAGGAGCTTGGCGATCTATATGTAAATGGTGAAATCGTTAGCTTTTCGGCATACAGCAGTGACGGTGCATTGAGATCGGCCACTGGAACCAGGTATTCCGGTAGCCTATGGATTGCCGATCACCACGGCGGGCCTAGCCAAACTGTCAATAGCACACTAGATGCGGCTATGGGCAATTGGGGAAGCAGTGACAAGCTTAGTGGAATGTCATACACCTATATCAGGCTACTACTTAGGGACGGCGATGAAAATGCTTTCCCAACTGGCATCCCAGAGTTCCAGAGAGTTGTAAAAGGAAGAAAGGTTTATGATCCTCGAGAGGCTTCCCATGATCCAGATGATAGCACGACCTGGGAATACAGCTCAAATTGGGCTTTATGCGTTGCCGACTATTTGCAAAGCGAGTTCGGTTATGGGAGAATCGGACTTGGTCATAGCAAAATCAATGAAACAGAACTAATTGCTTCTGCCAATAATAGCGACGAAACAGTAAATAGTAAATGGGACAATTGGTCTGCATCAGAGGACGTTGCTCTTCATACTCAGAGACTAATAACGGAAGGAGCAATCCTGGTTTGTACAACGGCGGGAACTACTGGAACATCAGAGCCAGCAGGACCATACAGTGGCGGGGAAACAAACATTTCCGATGGCACTGCAATTTGGAGAGTTCTTTATGCCAATGCGACTGGAACCGAAAGCAGGTATGAGCTAAACGGAATAGTCAATTCAGATGAAGATCCAATGGAGGTTGTGCGGTCAATGCGTACAGCCGCTGATGGTCTGGTCGAATATATTGGCGGCGAATGGTTTGTTCGTTCTGGGCGGTACATAACTCCTACAATAACTTTAGACGAATCTGATTTTGCTGGTCCAATATCCGGCACAACCAAAGACGACCGTACCGTCTCGGTAAACACTATTAAAGGGGTTATAGTAAACAAAGACGATGCATACAATGTTATCGACGTTCCTTCCTTCACTAATTCCACATTTGTTGCGGAAGATAATGGGGTAGTTTCTACTAGGGAACTAGAGCTTTTATTTACTAACAGTCCGGCTTCGGCTCAACGTCTATTCAAAATTGCTTTAGCTAAGGCACGTCAGCAGATCAGTCACAAGGCTACGTTCACGGCAAAAGCAATGCAGCTTCAGGTCGGCGATAATTTCAAGCTGGATTTCGCTAGGTACAACTACAGTTCAACTGCCAGCACTCCAACTACATTCCAGGTATGGTCGCATCAGTTGAAGATCGGCGGCAATGGCGAACTTCTGGTGGATATGGAGTTTCGCGAGATTGCGAGTAATACATACGATTTCGACGCAACGACCGATCAAACTACAGTTGATCCCGCACCAACGTCTTTTCTTCCAGATCCGTTTACTGTATCGGCTCCGACCGCAATGTCGGCTAGCAGCGGGACTGATCAACTAATCGATTCAAGTGATGGAACTATATTGCCCACCGTCTTAGTGACGTGGACGGGTGCTTCCGATGTCAACGTAATTGGCTATCAGCTTCGCTGGAAGTATGTAAATGTATCAACAGATACTCAGTATAGGTATTTTACTGTTAACGGCAGAAACAATACTTCCTTAGTAATTACGGGCGTTCGCGAAAGTCGCAGCGATGCTAATAGATATATAGATATTGATATTAGATCTTTGACTCCAGTTAAGGAAGGCGAATGGACGGTCGTCGAACACGACCACGATGTCATCGGCAAATCGGCGGCTCCGTCAACTCCGACAGGACCTGGGACCGGATCAAAGCCAGAAGTTACGCCAATCGTTGAAGGCTTAAAAATCGAGATGGACGAGGGCAAGTTGTCCGACCTCGATTTCTTTAACTACCACATCTGGGTCAAAACCACAAATTCGCCACCGACTTACAATTCAACAACAAAACTATACAGCGAGGTTGCCACGACCTCTACCAGCGGAACCACCAAAACGATCACCGATCTAACGGCGGGTCAGAATTACTACGTTTGGGTAGCGGCTATGGATGGCGGTCGCAGATTCAGCTCTTTGACCGAGGCCACTCCATTTCCGGCTGTTCCGGCAACCAACTTCCTAGACGTTTCTACTCAAACGCTGTCAGCTCAAATAGAAGTAGGTCAAAGCGGCGTTCCGACTGACTGGTCGGATTATGATATGAGTGTCGGGCTATATGTTGAAGGAGCAACCGCAACATATGTTTCATCGACTCCAACGAGTTCGGGCGAGTTCACGATTACGGCTGAATCGGCAACGCCATCCGGTTGGACAATGGTATCAAGTGTGAGCAGTGGCCAATATATGGTTGGCATTCGCGGTAGACCCAATTCCTACGGCGATTTCCAGCTAACCAAGACCTACACAATCGACTACATGGACGCTAGAGGCGTTATACATGAGTTACAGGTCGTTAGGCAGTGGCATATATTGCAGAGGTATGTTTTAGGGCCTCCTAGATTTAATCCGATCACATTGCCAGCCAAGGGCGGTAGCGGATTGGGTTTCAAAATTAACTACCTAAACGCATCAACCGCAAACGATGGTGAGGTTTTCGTCGCTGGAACAACATTTACCAAACCCAACGGAACGACCACAACTGGCATCACAGAAAACTACGTTGGAACTCCTTATGAGGGGACAGCTAGTCCATCGCTGTCTGGCACAGTTGGCGATGTCTTCCTGATGTGGACAGATACAGCAGCCAATACTAGATTTAGTCCTCTCACATTCACTCATCAGAATGTTGTGCCAATTAGAGAATCATCCTCTGGCGGCTATGAGGTTTTCAATAATAGCGGAACGGGGCAGTCTATAACATTTGCGTCAACTGACGTGCTTTTGGCTACTGTTTGGCGGGATGAAAACTCGACTGGTTTGACGGGCATCGAAGAGTACATTGACAAGAACCTCGGCCAGTCAAAGAACTTCGTGACTGGTGTTTCGGGTTACAAAATCGACGCCGAGACAGGCGATGCCGAATTCAATGACGTAACTGTTCGCGGTGATTTGGTAGCTGGAACCGTTGACATTGGAACCGGATTCTCGCGAACACAAATTGACAGCAATGGTGTCAGTTCATGGGCTGGCGGTCGAATCCAAATCAATGCTTCCGATTCAGCATTCGGCGACGTCGGGCAAAAATGGACAGGCTCGCCAATTGAATCAATATGGATCGACTGCAACACAACTACTCTTCCGGCAAATCTTTATTTTGGCAACGTCAGTTCGGGTGCCGCAAACGCATTCATCACGGGTCAAGGAAACGCCGAGTTCAAGACGCTCGACGTCACAACCTCGCTCGATCTCAATAACTCTACTCTTGACGCGTCGAACGGCGTTGGCACATCGGGCCAAGTTCTAAGTTCGACCGGAACTGGTACGCAATGGATTGATTCTGTCGCTGGACTGTGGACGCAAACGGGGTCTGATATTTACTACAACTCTGGTCGGGTCGGCATTGGTACTTCGACGCCATCAGATAAGCTTCACGTTGTAGGAGTTGGGAAAATTACGACGGCCGTTCTCACACCTCTGGTAAAAAGTGGAAACGCGAGTGGTAATGTAGTTTTGCAGGGTGGCAACTCGGGCGGTGCTAATATTGAGTTATATGGAGAGTCACATGCCTCATTAGCCAACGATGCTTACTACGACGCCGATGTTCATAATTTCAGGTCTGCGAGTGCGGCTACTGCTTACGCCACATTTGCGGCTGCGGAGATAGATTTCACACGAAGTCTAAACATGAACAATAATAACATCACCGGAGTGAATTCATTTACGTTTAATGATGCCGGTCCAAACGAAGGCATAACTTGGGGTGGTGGTAGTGGTTGGTCTATATATGAGTCGCCTGATGATCTCACAACGAATAGTGCCGGTAACTTACAGTTCGTTGACTCTGGTTCGCGTATCTTTACTCTTAACACTAGCGGCAATGCTGAGTTTACGGGCAGTGTCAATGTTGCAGAAACATTGGTCGTTGATAGACCATCCGATGCTTGGACTACCAACACTACTTGGTTGACACTTGGTCAAGGAGGTTCTAATGACATTTACGGAGTTATTAACACGGGTGGTTCTTATGCTATAACATATAATGGCAACGGTTATAGAAAAGGCAGCTCTCAGTGGCAATCCCTTGGAGTAAATAGTACCACAGGGGCTACTCAAATTTGGCAATACCCTACTGGGCAGATAACATTCAACACTAACTCTAATTGGGCCAGTGGTTCTAGTAGCGTTGTTACGGAGCGGGTGCGTATTGATTCGGGTGGCAACGTCGGCATCGGGACTACTTTAGGCGGCTATAAGTTGCGGGTCAATGGTACTGCAAGAATTGAAGATACGCTAGTCCTCGGTGATGTTGGATCAGAAGGCGGTGAGATCAATATCTTGGATCAAAATAATGGCAACACTAACAGGCTGGTTATAGACGTTGACGCCGCAGGAAATGGCCGAATGTTCAATGCTGGGAATGGAAATTTGCATCTTGGCAATTTGACTGGCGGAACGGGCGAAACTCGACTTTACTGCAATGCTGATGCGAAAGTTAAGGTCAAATCAACCCAGACCGAAATAACGGACCAGCTATATGTCAGCGGCTACGCTGGAAGCGATTCGATTGTAACAATCAATGGAATTGATTGCGGCGGCGGTATGCTTGTTCAGGGATCGCTCGATGTTGATAACAATCTTGATGTTAGCGGCTCCAAAAACTTCCGCATCGCTCATCCGGTTCGGGACGGCCACGATCTTCGCCACACTTGCATCGAGTCGCCACAAGCGGATTTGACCTATCGCGGCAAGGCCACGCTCGTCGATGGTACGGTGCAGGTCGATCTAGATAGCGAGTTTGGCATGACCGCTGGAACATTTGCGGCTTTGAATGACGACGTTCAGGTGTTCGTTCAAAACGAAACGGGCTGGGATGCCGTTCGTGGATCGGTTAGCGATGGCGTGTTGACGATCAACTGCTACAATTTGGACTCTGACGATTCTGTCGGCTGGCTCGTTATTGGGCGGCGAACTGGAATCGAACTTGAAATCGAACCCGAAACAAAAATCAAATGACAATAGCTGAAAAAATCACAAAAATTGACGCGGATCTGGTCGTTCTTGACGAGGAGTTAGATACTGCTCGTGCAAGACTAGACGAAGTGACAAAAGAAATTCGCGATCTTAACGAACGCATCAATCAGATACCGAAAGAACGGGCGACGCTCAAGGAAGTTAAGGCCACTTTGGAATCACTAGACTCCTAGTAATTTCAGAACGTCTCCACTGATAAAAGCGAGAGCCCCCAACCGCTCTGGAAGGGGGCTCTTTGCTTGGTTTATACCTTGGTATAGGTCGGCTTTTAAAAACGCCTCACAGGGCCTGTTAGGAGCTAATCCGCCGCCACTGTCTGGGAAATTTCTGGGTCCTCGGTCTTCTTAAACGAGTCAGCTATGAGCCTAACTTCGTTCGGCGTAACCATGCTAATTGAGTTGAATGGGAACGGAGTGATTTCCTCGCTACCTTCGATGACTTCCTGTAGAGCGTTTGCGACGCTAATTGCAGTTTCAGAGGCCATTGGCACGTTATGCCAACGCCTCAAGACTTTCTCAAGATCACTCATCTTCCAGCTCCTCGATTTCTTGGGCAATCTCTGCCTTAACTGAATGTATGGAATCTACAAGCGACTTCGCTGATTCATCAGCCTTAGCAGATGCCCATCCGGCCTCCCACTCGTTACCCTTAAGACTCCCTATTGCGTATGGGCATTTATTGCCCTGGTGATAATCTTTATATCCTTGATGATATATTTTGCTATTCATGTGTTTTAGGTTTATTATGTTATAGATAGTTCCTCCTGATCGCCCTGGATCTCTCCATGAACGGCAGAAAGAATGTCAGAGTGCCTGACTTGTCTGCTCAATCTCAATCCATTCATACTGGTGACTCGGCTGATGGCAACGTAAAGAAGACCAGTAGCGAATGGTTTGGTTGGTGGCAAGTCTATATAAACTTTTTTTAGAGTAGATCCCTGCGAACTATGTATCGTCATAGCCCACCCGAGGACAACAGGAAACGCTTTGAACTCTCCAGACTTTACCTGCTCTAATTCGGAATTTCTACCTATTGTCCATTTATGCTGAGTCCAAACCTTTTTCGGAAGATTTATCATGCCCTTGCCGTCTACATCGATCAGCATTCTTCCGTAGCGATCTACTCCATAGAATGTCCCCTGATCGCCATTAACGCAATTTTGGTAGTCACCTTCGGCCTTCCACGATCCGTTCGCCTTAACAACAACTCTAGCCCCCCTGCGAAGCATTAGTGGCTGCACGGGATCTTCGCCCTGCCATTGATTAGACTCGGTAGTGAACTCAATCTCCTGGCCGTTGAGCTTTGCTAGTTCGCGTAGGTTCACTCGCTTGGCTATGGCTCGATAGGGAGTTAGCGTGATGCTGCCAGGTAAAGGTCGCCCAACACATCGATTCAGAATACGCAAATCCAGGTTAGATTGCTGGCCTGTTCGGATTCTAGAGAATAGCTCTCCCTCGGCTCTGGATTGTTGGCGGAAAATCCTAGTTAATCGGTAGGTTTTAACGCCCTTGAGGCACCTAGCCTCGGATATCCCGAATGGAAACTTGTAGCCCCACAACTCAAGTGCCTCAGAGTCCTTGTGTGAGCTTACAGGAGGCAGTTGGCCATCGTCCCCGACGAGAAGTATTCCGGCCCCGCCAAAAGCCTTTGTAGAGCGTCTAGAGTGCTGTAAGGCACTGTTTATGAAATCTAGCTGGTCTGCTCTGAGCATTGAGCATTCGTCGATGACAATCCACTCGGCTTCGACTAAGGGAGCAGATCGCTTTCCTCCGAAATACCTAGTAGAGACGTCTGACTGCCGCAGTTTTGTGGCTTTCAGGTTTGGGTCTAGAGGATATTGCGATGGCATTCCAAATGTTTTGTGGACTGTCTGACCGCCAACTAGGGACGCCGCCAGTCCGGTAGGGGCACAATAAACAATCTTGCTCGATGATTTATATAGTTCACGAACTACAACGCTTTTGCCTGAGCCAGCAGGACCAGACACACGCAGGACTCTCTCAAAGCCCGACTGGATCGCCTTAACGATTTCTAACTGCTCTCCAGTCAGATTCATTTAAACTTAGTATACCTAGCAAACTTCTTCATGGCCACCTTGCTAAGATATATTTGGTTACTTACCTGCTTTTCGGATAGGTCAACGATGGTTGCAATTTTGCTCAACGTATTGCCTTTTGCGTAGAGCCTCATAATGCATCTAGCCTTACTCGACTTGAGCATATCTATGAGGTCATACAGGTCCGAGTAACTCTGTTGGTAATATTCAGTTTCATCGTTTATCGGGATTGGCGAGACATTTGGCTGATACAAATCCTTAGATGCATACCAAATGGCCGTGGATAAATAAGGCAGGTTCCATTTGTCTGTATCGCGAAGAGGCAATATCCTTAACCAGATCTCACCTGCGGCGTCTCCGGCATCCACTGCCCCTGCCGTTTTGCGATTAACAGATTTTCCAGCAATCAATATCATTTTTGTCAAAGTCTCGTCGAGAGCTTTTAGCCTTTGTGACTCGGTAATTAGAAATTCGGCTTTATATCCTGGCATGTCATCAGACCAATATCTATGACCATCCGTTTCTATTGTGCCTATAGGGGTTTTGAATATCATGGGCCATATGGGTTGTGGGGTAAATAAACTGCATGTGTATAGTCGCAGACATTTGATACAAAATTTAGATCAACAAATAGCTTTTTCTTTTTAGCCATCTTAGATGCTTTTTCGGATTCACTCCTAAGCTTGTTCTTAATCTTCTGATTTATTACCTGTCTCTCAAGCACGTCCATTCTCTCTGGACCAACGACTCTACCCTCTCTATGTGATGCAGCAGTCCTAACCGCTTGTTCGCGGCTAGAATGAGATGAAACAAACCCCCACTCGTTTGCAACGATCCAGGGCTTCTCTGTCTTACTCCATGTCTTTCGGTTATATTTAGAGTTTTTCTTCATCTTCTAATTTATACCCAGCAGCCCAAGCAATGTAAACGGAGTTTAATTCTTCTTCATTTAAATGCTGATTTTTATATACCAAAATATCTGCATTCCCAAAGCTTAGACAATAAAGTCTCCACATGTCGTCATCAATTTCTACTTTTAAATTTCTGCGACTAACAGGCATCAATTCACCATGATGCTTTCCTCCTAACAAAGGAGCAACAGACTCGGGTCTTTTGGAATTGCTACTTAATAGAATTCTAATCTCATGAGTGAGGAGTTCTATGTTCTCATACATATTGATCATCTTCCTCTCTTAATTTGTCCTGCACGAGCTTTGCATATCCTTGTATATCCTCATAAGTGTCCAAATGCTTATAGTCGGCGGTCACAGCTCTACTGATCTTACTTAGGATCATATCAAAGGCCTCACATATATCAAATGGAAGCTGTTCATAGTTCACGCCGTCGCGGATAACCCGCTTTAGCCTTTGTGCTATTGCGGCGTTATCGCAAAACCTTCCATAGGTTTCGCCGCGTTTTTCTAATGTTCGTTCTAGCATATCAGTATTCTCTTATTCTTATCTCTCTAATTCCGAAACGAGAGAGTGCCTCCGCACATTCCGGACAAACGTATTTGTGACCATAAACCCAAACAATGCTGGGCCTTATAGTCATCTCTAAAACCTTAAGCTTGTCGAGTAACCTAATCTCGGCATGCGTCGATTTGCAAAAGTGGGTTTGGTCACCTGTAGGCAATTCCAGTCGCTCACAAATATGGCCAGTATCTTCGCAATGATTCGCAGCAGTTAAAAAATCAGCCCCAACGTAACATCCCGCCGCAACGCCTCTTTTCTGGCAAGTGCTTTGAGGATGTACCTTCAATCGTAGATATTCAAACTCGGTCATTTTATTAATGAAATCCAGGTTCTCTCGTTAGATCTATCCAGTTAACATTATTTATGTCCGACATATAACAATCTTGGGCATACGGCCTGTCTCTGTCTGGGATGCTTTTAATCGTCCAAGACTTGTGGTGATATCCAAAAACAACCGCAGCATGAGTCATTGCTGGATTCAGATACATATACAGGAACGGCTTTGGCTCGGCATTATCCCAGGAGTGCTTGGCACAAACTATAAAGTTTGATCCAAACGGCCAATCGGTCCTATCTGTGAAGTTACAGCTAAGGCCCTTAACCTCCATCCGCCTTGTCAGGCCACCACTTATACTGGTTACATAGAAATCGCCAGAGTCGGCATACTCCTTCCACTGATCGCGGGTAGGCCTTATCTTTGTCTCAGGGACATCTACTATATAATCCCGGGATCTCCACCAGTCGGCGGCAACCTCAACGGCCTTCTGGCTTTTCTTTAGTCTTTCAACAAACTTAGTTTTCATATATTGTTTTGGTTTATTATTAACGTGGATAGCAGCCTTGACGCTCCTTCATTTCTTTCTGAATCGAGTATACAAATTCTTTAAGTTGTTCAATCAGCATCCATCCTTCAGATTGATCCAGTGTTACTTCAACGAATTTTTCCTTTTTTCTGTCAGATAATGTAACAACTATATCGTGTAGGTCTTCTGCTCCGCTATCTAAAAAAAACATATCAATGTTTAATGGTTTTGCTGTCATATTTATAATGGGTTGTTTTATTGTATTTTAGTTATTTTCCTCAAGCGACATTCGCTCGGGTATAATGGAATAGTTAGGTTTCGACTGGTTCACTGTTCAGTGTATAGTTTCGGACACTTCATTTCTGATCCACATGAAAACGTCCTCTAGGGTCTTGAATCGCTGTTCATCAATGCCGTACTTCAGTTGGTTTCGACTAACTCTGTCCAGCTCCCATATCGTGGATGCCATGTGTCCAGCCCTTATAGCTAGGCTGTGTTCCTCGGCATCCTCTGGGAGATTAAATATTAGCTTCGCTTTCATTTGTTGTTGTTATAACTTCAGCGTTAGCCTCAAGCTTTCGTCTCGTTTGATTGTGCCATATCGTTTTACTGTTTTTATAGATCCATAAGGTGGTTAGTGGCGACCTTGCCGTGTTCTATTACACCACATGCGATGGCCGGATGCGGTCCATGTTTACCATAAGCCATTGCATACGATTTCCGATCTATTCCGTTGCCTACTTGCATTCCAAACACGCGGCAATTATCGCCCGTATGCCAAACCACTCCACATTCGGAATGGTGATGGCCTTGGACATAAGATCGCATATTGTCCTTTGCTTTTTTAGGAGCCTTGTTGCCTTCGCCGTGACAGTAGCGAACATTATCTATGGTTACGTCCTCAACGAACTTCCATCCAGGTGCATCAAACATTTCTCCGTAATCGCGAACCCACCTGCGGGATATCCCCGCAGAGTAGGCCTTGCGATGTACGATGCGATCATGGTTTCCAATGCAAACGTATGCTTCGGGAAAAGCCCGATACCATTTGCGGATCTCGGTAATCGCACGATCTAGTTCTTCTCCGGCACTGAATCCATCTGGGTCTGTCTCATGATATGATGAATAGTGATTGTCCACCAGATCTCCGATGAAAACAACCTGGTTACAACCGCAGCGGCGATCTACATTCTTACAGAAGCGTAAATACTTTTTGAGCGTGAATGGGGCGTGTAGATCGCCTATGGCCAAAACCTTCATAGCGATGGAAGACCAAGTTTATTAAGAGCTTGGTTCAGCTCAAAGTCTCTGCCGCTCGCAGCAGATGGCCTATAGTCTTTTGTCATCTCAAACAGTTCACCTTTGCCCCCTGGATTTGCGGAATTCCACCATATTACTGACGCAACCCAATTGGCTATGGTGCCATCCGTTACGTGCTTGCGGATCTCATAGACCCAGTGAAGTTGAGGTTTGCTTTTAACCTCTCTTCTGAATTCAACCATCTTTTCAGTTTTTTCTAATAATGCCATAGGTGTTATTTATCTCCTTTATTACTTCTTCAATTGGTTGCTGCATCAGCAGCGATGTAAGGTTTATAATTGCTGCGAGTTCTACGGATGCTTCCCGTAGCTCGGTAGATGGCTCTGGCTCGCCCTCTGGTGGTACATTGAGATCGACGTGAGCATTGACCTTACTGGGGTCAATTAGCTCATACACGTCGCGACCATCGACTGGTTCGCGAGGCTCAAAGCCACCAGACTTGTAGCTTGTTCCGATTCCATAGTCGCCTTGACTCGGTACAATCGCAACGAATTCGGTACCATCCTTTCTCTCAAGAAGGAGGCGGGTTACCCCGCTCTCCCTTATCTTGATAATGCTCTTTATGCGGCCTTGGATATACTGCACGGTCAAAACGCTAGATCTTCGCCGACTGAGACCGTCACAGATGCTTCCTGAACGGTTGCAGTTGGCTTGTCGATGCTCTCATCTACCCTTTGTATAAATTGATCGATCTCTGCATCGAACGCAAGTTCCATACTCGACGTGTCGCGTACCTTGCGACCGAACTTTTCGCTCACCTCGGCTTTCGGCAACCCAGTAAACCACCTAGCTTCGGAATCGTATGTCCAGGTCTGAGCAATCCTTTCGCCAGACTGAGTTATATACAATGCAGTCGGAACAACGGTCTTTCCATACTGGTTCTTCCAAGCTCGCTTTTCGTTTAAAGCAGCTTTGAGCTCAATTGGCTTATTGAGATCTATACCGCCAAGGATGTTAGCGACCCCAAGGAAATTGCTTTCATAGAGCTTGAACTGAGCAGCATCGTCGTTGTCCAAGTAGATCGTGAAGAACATGTCTTCACCTAACGGCTGTACGGCTGCTCCAGCTACCTTCCCTTGAAGTGACTGTTTAAACCAGCCAAGGGTCTTCCCCTTTTTTTCCCCGAAGCTCCAGTGACGAAACTCCCTCCCATCGTTAATATCAGGATCGGCATCCGCTCCTGGAACCTTGGCAAACCATTTGCCTTCGGATTTTATGCTATAGTATTTCTTCATGTTTATTTTACTTGAGGTTAAATTTGAGCCTTTAAGCTGATGATATTCGGTGTCGCAGGTTGCGAATCGACCCATTGGTCGAAGCCAGACAGGCTGTTAAATCCTAGCATGTTTATGTCTTGTCGCTCTTTGCCTCGCTCCACGACTACGACAACACTACGCACAGTGTCTCTGTTTAAATTACTTATGATAGATTCGTCTTGAGTATATTCTTTCATTATGATTTTGATTTCTTATTGATCTGCCTTAACTTTCTTTCGTCTGAGCTTTTTAATTTATGACAGGGCTTACACAAAGCCTGTAATCCCTCTGTTTCAACGTACAGCCGCCGCAGTACCTGATCCCAATTGTACCCCAGAAATCCTTCACAGTCGAAACCATCGATGGGAACGACAGGCTCAATGTGATCGACCGCCATGTCTTTTTGTGGAAACAGGTTACCGCATTGCTTGCATTTATGAAGCTTACACATCCTGCCAGTCGTCGGATTGACGCCCGTCTTAACGTAGGCGTTTTTCAAGGCCTGGTATTTTGGTGGCCACTTAGCACCGCGAAGGGCACTCATTATGAACGACCGAAATCGTGCCAACGTCCATTGGCGATTAGCATATGGTTTCTCAACCATTATTCATTATATCACGGATATATTCCGTGCCAATCTGATCTATGAGCGGCACCAAATATTCATCCCTTCCCTTAAAATAGATTTTCATTTCTTCATCAGCCACTACGCCGACGACCACTGCATCGCAGTTGTCAAGTAGCGTCTGTATTGTTCTCTCATAAAGTTGTTCGTTCATTTCATTTTATTGACTGTTAGGTAAAGATTGCAGCACGCGTCGAAAACATCTAAGGCATGCTCTTGCTGGTCTCGTGTCCAGCGGCGAATTCCAGTTCTGCCATCCTCTACGGCGATGACAATGGACATTGTGTTCGGCATATAGTCTAGACCTTCACGCTCGCGAATAATGTCAGCTTCGACTGCTAGCTGGGCACAGTCCTTGATATAGGCTTTTGCCTCGGGTTTGCCGACCGTAACAGATCGGGTTTTAAAGTCCATCAGGACGTACTGACCGCCCGAATCCTTAGCTAGGACGTCAATGGTGCCAGCCGTCTTTCGGCGTAGGCAGTAGCAGATACTTTCGGCTGCGACTAACTCATGCCCAGTATCTCTAAACCACTTAGAGAATGGGTTTACATACGTCGCATACGGGCCGTTGTTCGGGCTTAGATCGCCTTCAGCCATCCGGTCCAAGTGACACTCTAATGCCTTATGGACTGACGTGCCAAACTCGCTAGAGGTCACCTCGCGACCGTCAACGTCTTGCCTCATCCCATAACGCCTCCGCTCGCATTCCTCCCAAGATATGCCGCATTGGGCCATATCCCAAATCTGACGCCTCATCCAGCCCGAAAGGAAGTCATTAGGAAGGCACCCAAGCATTGTAGTCACACTTGCCAAAGCATTGGACTTCCTAGCTTGGGTTGGAGTCGTGACGCTCTTAAGGAGCCTTACATCGCCACTGGCGTTGACCTTGTAGAAGTGACTCACAACCGTTGCCCTTCTAAGTCCTTGCGATCCATAATCGCAGTAAAGACGTCGCCGTCGTCGTCATACCATCTGACTACTAAGCGACCAAACAATGTTATACCCACGATTGCGACATGCCCCTCAAGGGAGGGACAGTATACAATTTCATTTATTTCGATTTTTTTCATTTTGTAACATCCTCCGTTGGTGGCCCTTGAGCAACGGCCCAAGGAGTTTATCTAACTCGTCCCGTGCGATTTCAATGTCGCACTTAAGCCCGTAAATGTCCTGCTTATTTGTGAAGCAGTCATCAGTGCATTCATCTAAAAAGCTGATCAGGTGGCTTATCTCAGCGTGTTCGCCTATCGTGATAGGCTTTGTAAATTTGAATCGTTCTAAACTCATCGTCGTTCTAATCCCCTATGAATTTCCAATTGAGATCGCTTAAATGCGATCCAAAATATGGTTTTTCTGGTTCGTCGATTTCCATGTAGCACATGCCTTCTCCGCTAGGCGGGATGTTGAGCACTGCAATGCTTTCAACAGGTCCGACGCTATCCGCATCCCATAAAGCATCTTGCATAGACGCCGCATGAATGAGGCCATATCGCCCTCCGTTTGTTTCTTTGCCCCAGTCTATTATGTAGGTCTTGTTTATTTTTCTCATAACATAGGTACCCCCCCCGCCGACTTTTGAAAATCGAGGTGGTGGATTTGGTTATTGTTTTGGTTAGTGGTTCCTATTGTTACCAGGCTGTTAGTGCGGTCGATAATCGACGATTCACGAATGACAATTTGGCTTAGGTTCCGGTTAGTGTACAGGTTTTGCACAAATTCAAAGGTAGCGCCCGTCGATCTCGTGTCAAATCGTTTTATGCTCCTTTTGTGCTAATAAAGTGTAAAATAATTCCTGAGCAATTTTACCGAGAAGCTGGTGCGATTTGAACAGGGGGACTTTTGGCATATGTAGAAAGACAGCCAAAATAGGGCGACAAATATCTAATTTGTCAAAACGTCAGGAATATACAAAAAAAACAATTAGCTAGGAACCTAAAAATCTGGCCGTCAGCTCGCGAGGCTCGAGGTCGCTAAGGCTGCTAAAAATTTTGACTCGGTAATCAATATGCCTACGCAGCATTCCTTCCGCAAAATAAATTTTACATTCTTTTTGTAAAACTTTTACAAAATATTTGTAAAGCGGTTTTTTACAACATATTTACAAGTGTAAATGTCAAAACATTGTAAATGTAAAAATTTTACACATGTAAAAAGGTGTTTAAAAAAGTGTAAATGTAAATCAATTGTAAATGTAAATATATTGTAAACGTAAAATAGTTGTAAATGTAAAAAAGTAGTTAGCGCGAAAAACGCCAGCAAATCAGTAAAACGAGCGGGAAAAACGCCGTTTTTGAAATACTAGGGCCCGAGCAACTAGGGCACGCGATACTAGGGCACGAGCGACTAGGGCACGAGCGACTAGGGCACGAGCAACTAGGGCACGAGCAACTAGGGCCCGAGCAACTAGGGCACGAGCGACTAGGGCCCGAGCAACGAGG